GTTTGAGGAGTTGAACCACCCCCTATTAACTTATCTCTTAAAAATCCTTTTGCTAAACCCAATGCTCCACTAATTGCCTTTGCTTTTAATTGATTTGGGTCAGTTAATGAACCAACACCACCTTTTAGAAATTGACCTAATAGAGAGCCATCTGCACTATCTTTAATCTTTCGAAGTGTTGTTGCATAACCCCATTGAATTTGGTCTTGTGATTCCAAACTACCATCACTTAGTGTGTAGGTTGGTGTTGCTAAAGAGGGGATACCTAATGTTTTTCTTGCAAATGAAGTTACTGATTTGAATGCTTTACCTATTGGACCTGATGGGATTAAACCACTTGTTGCTAATTTCATTTCACCAAGAGGAAGTGTTTCTCTTAAAGTAATTCTACCTATTTCTGGTCCATATAATAAAGGTTGTGAGAGTGTACCTAATACTCTAATACCCGTTGTCTCTTGTTCTAAGACCGTTTCTTCTAATGTACTACCATTTCTACTTCTGAGTCTATTCACAAGTTTCATAGTAGTTCCATTGATTACAGGTGAGTTAGATGATAATGGAATTTTGTTAGCATTTCTTGGAGTAAAGGCATCTTTAGGAGTTTGTCCTGCGTAAGGTCCTCTTTCTAATGTACCGTTATTAAATAATTCTTCTAAAGTCTGTGCCATAATTATCCTATTGCAAAGTTATTCATAGTAGACCTTTCAACTGCTCTACCAATATTTGAAGTAACTCTCCTACCATCTAAGTAAGTTTCTCTTTGTTTTTCAACTCCTGCTATTAATCGTTCTGCTTGAGCAGTAGTCATACCACCACCTCCAAGTTTAGATGGTGGAGCAAGAATACCTGCATCATTAGCACTACCTTGAAATAACCCACCTTCTTTTGGAGACATCATAATAGGACCACCATTTGGATTTATAGCAAGGTCACCAACCTGAGATACTGATTTTGCTTTAGATACCATACTAAATAGTCCTGCGACTGCGGCGATACCTAATGGAATACCAAGTCCTAAAGGTATCATAGCAAATGTACTCATAATAAAACCAACCGCAGATGAAATAGCTGCTATAATAGCAGGAGCAAAAGCAATTGCCAAACCTGCTGCAAGTGGAATTGCTAAAGCTAAATTATCAGCGAAAAACTTAAATCCTTCAGCGATTGCTTGAACTGGAAACAGTAAAAATTGTAATATAGGTAATAGACCTTCTAATAAAGGTGTGAGTACCATACCGACCGTAGATGCAATTCCAGTAAATGCATTTTGTAATTTTTCTAAAGACGCCTGTTGTTCTTGTTGTTTGCTAAACTGCTGAACCTGAGATGCTAGTTGGTCTTTATTTATATTTGATATGTCTAATCCTTGAGATATAGCTTTATCTGCTAACGCTCTTTGTTCCGATGATAGTGAATTTAACTTTTCTTGAGCATTCAATTGTTTGTTGATTTCTTCAACACTCATACCTGCTGCTTTAGCAAGTTGTTGTTGTGTAAAATAATCTTTCTTTCTAAAGTCACCACTTCTTTGAAGTTGTTTCAGAACTTCTTTTTGTGCTTCAACCGTTTTACCCGATGCAGCTAATGCTCGTGCTTGTGTTAAATTAAATTGACCACCAACAAAAGTTGCTGCTGTTAATTCATCACCAATATTACCTTGGAAATCTAATAAGTGTTCGGTTGTTGATGCTACTGATTTTAAGTTAGTACCTAATCTTCTTGCTTCTATTGCTGCTTGTGCTAATGACTCTACATCTCCTTGGAATAAAGTAGATGCAATCTCTGCATTTTCAGCAATATCTTCAAATATTTTTGCAGGTGCAACACCGGCAAGATTTGCCATGTTAGCAACTTGTAATTGAACACTAGCTGCTGTTTCTGATGAAAGTCCACCTACTTGTTCAAATATCCCCTGAACTTTAGCTGCTTTATCTGCTGCTACCCCAAAATTTGTGTTTAGTAATGTCAATCCTGCCACAACTTCATCACCAAAGTTAGCTACATCACTAAATTCAGATTTTAGTGCAGCTACGGTATCAAATACTTTTGATGCATCCACACCCATAGCCGCAAATTCCGAAGTAATTTCAGCTGCTTGAGATTTAATATCCCCCATCTGAGAGTTGGTTAATCCAGTAGTTTCTCTAAATTTACCTGCGGCTGCGTCTAAATCAGAAAATGCTTTGAATGCTGATATTGCAATCGCTGCTATTAATGCGATAGGACCAAGACCTGCTTTTAATGCCTTACCAAATTTCTGCGCACCACTTACCATATCCTTAACAGGACCAGGTAGTGCATCCATAACACTTTTTTGTTCTTCTTGTAATTGATTTAATCTATTTTGTTTTTTCTCTAAAGCATCTTTTTGTTTTAGTGCTTCTATACCAAGAGAAAGTTGTTCTTCATCTAAATCTGTTGCTGCTGCTTTGAACTCCTCTATTTGCTTGTCTAATGAAGAAATTCCTCTTAATTTATCTTCGGTGGCTTGAGTTGCTTTTGCTTGACTTAGTAAATCTGAATTTATTTCTTCTAAAAGACTTAATCTACTTTGAGCACTTTTTCTTTGTTCTTCACCATGTTTAGTATTGTCTTCTAAGTACCTAGCTTCTACTGCTTTTTGATTCGCAATTTCTCTACTTAATGATAAGTAAGTACCTGCTCCTTTACTGGCACCCGATAGTTGGTCTCTTACACCTTTAGTTAATTTATTAAAAGACTTGACGGAAGATTCATACTCTTTATTTGCCTTCTTTATTTCATCATTATTGGCTTTAGCAAGTTTTATTTCGGCTTGAAGTTTTTCCAACTTCTTTTCTTGCATATGGTGCAGTTTTTTCTTTTCTTTTAACCTTTCTTTTTGTAAGGCTAAGAGTTTCTGCTCCTCTTGTTGAAGTTTTTCTATATTTTGTATTTCTCTATTAGAGTCAGCCATCTAAGTGAAGTATTATTTTATTTCAATACCGTGTTTTTTCAAGATGTCCATTGCATCTTTATCTTTTTCTAAACGTTTTGCTGCCTTTCTATTCAAATCACCGATTTCTTTATCCAATTTTTGAAGAACAGGGTCATTCTTGATTAAATCATCAACATTCTTTGGTTTTTTCTTTTTACCGAATAAACCAAAAAACTCATTGATATTTTCTTTTGAAAGTTTATATCGTGCCATAAGTTATTCCTTTATGTAATTATACAACTATAAATATCGGAATACAAAAAAAGTTAGGATAGGAAATATACTACTTCCTTACCCTAACTTTAGAAGGTGGTTTGATTTTTTTATTTGCCTTATCGTATTCCTCTTTTTCTTTTTTCTTTGCTTCTACTAATTTATTATAGTAGAAGTTTCTGAGGTATGTTGGCATCTGATATACATCCGACTGAATAAATCCATTACCATAATAACACAAATCAAAAATTTGATTGTGCATTTGTGCACTATGAGTCTTCCCCAGGCCAAAAAAAGTTAACGCCCAAGGTAATGGGCACTTCCTCCCTTTCACCATCTTCATGCTCATGAGTATAAGTCATATCCATGTCAGGTTGGATTTTCTTGACATAGTTCCTAAATGCCCTACTATCCCTAACTAACATATTTGATACAAACTTGTTGATAAATCCTACATCTTCATTTCCATCAACAGATTTAATCATATATCTTAATCGAGTAGTAATATCAAAGGATGCATCTTTGTTAAACTTTTCTAATGCAGCAATATCTTTTTCTATTGCCTTTTCATCACCATGTGTTAATAACTTAAATATTAATTTGTTTTTACCTGCTGGTGTTACAAACTCAAACTCATTTTTGTTATTAAATACTGATAAATCAACTTCTTTTGTACTTACTTTACCCAAGTGAATAGTTGCGTCAACTTCTTCATTCAATTTAGATGAATAAAATCTCATTGGATATTCAGGTCCATACCCCAATACTCTTGTAGCAAGAATGATTGCATTTTTGTCACCAATTGTAATATCATTGATGTCTATATCATCAACTACAATAGATTCAAATAATTTATCCAACACAACACCCTTTTTAATAAGGTTTTGTGAAGATAAAATATCTTCTTCTTTGGCAGTCATGTATTTCAATGTTACTTTACCCGAAGAAAGAGGGTTATCTAATGGATATACTTTACCCTCAGATGGTAAGTCAATAACTTCCGTTGGAAAGTCAAATTGTTTTTCACTCATAACTTTTGTTCTTTAATTGTGTATATAAATATATAAAAAGAAAAAAGTTAAAAAAAAAGGAGTTATTCTTACGAAAAGAATCACTCCCTTTATTAATAGTAGTGGATTATATTTTAATACTCTAAAATAGCGTAATCGTATGCTAAAGTAAGAGAAATATCAGCAGGGTCATTAGAGGAGAAATCTAAATCATTAAAGTTTGCTGCTACGATAAATGCTCCTTTTAGTTTCCATTGTTCGATTTTGTCTCCAACAGGTCCTAACATATAGAAATCAATATCTTTCTTGTAGAAGTCTGCGTATCCTCTTCTACCCGTGATTGATTCGTGTCCTAATCTTACCCACTCCATCACTTGTTGTGCTCCTGAAGGTACGATTGGGTCATATAGAGTAATCTCTAAATCTTGCCACTCTCCTTTACCTTGAAGTTTTCTATAAGTGTTGATGTGGTCTAACTTAATTTGTTCAAAGTTGATAGAAGGTCTGTTTGCCGTCTTAATTAAGTACGATTGGATACCATCAATTTCCATGATGTATCTGTTCTTCATCTTCGGTTCGAAGTTGGTAAAGAACATTTCGTTAAATTCTAATACTTCTGCCATTTTATTATTTTCTCCTTTATACTAATAAATATTAGTTATTCACTTTTTTGTTATGCCGAAAAAGATGCTCCCGTTGGTAAGATGTTGAAGTCAATTACAATGAATTCAGCGGTCTTAGCAGGTTGTAGGAAAATCTGTCCAGCCATTATGTTTCTATCAACTACATCAGGTGTGTTGTTAGTCTCATCCATAACTACTTTGAATGCGTACAATCCTTGTCTTTGTTGGATACCTTCTAAGTAAGGTTGTACGGTGTTGATGAATCTACCTCTTGTAACTGCGGTGTTTTGTTCGAATACCAAGTATCTTGAAGTACTTGCTACAAATTTCTTAACTGCAATCAACAATCTTCTAACATTGATTCTATCTAATGCTGATGCTTTATCTTGTAGAGTCTTTTGTCCAAATGCCACAATACCTTGTCCAGGGAATGATGCGATTGGGTTTACTTTGTTTTCATATAGTGTATCTCTTTCAGAATGAGTCAGTCTATTTAGTACTGATGCTGCTCCTGTAATTCCACCTCTATTCAAACCTGCTGGTGCGAACCACTCTGCTGCGATAGCATCGTTTGCTGCATATACTGCGGGTAGTAATACCGATGGTGGTACACTTATCAATTTGTTTGTGTTTGTATCTACTGTCTTAACCCAAGGATAGTAAGTTCCAACATAGTTAGAATCCACTGCGTTTGCTTGAGTTGTAATATCACTTATCGTTGCATCTGCTTTACCAAAGTCTGCAATATAGAATGCGTCTGACCTTGCTTCAACAACATCAATTGCTTTAGTTACTACCGATGGGTGTAATTGTCTAACAACACCAGGTGTTACTAACATATTGATATCCCACTCATCTTGGTTTGAAATTGCGTTTAATGCTTTAGTATAAGCAACCGAACCACTTGCAGTTGATGATGATAAATCTAAACCTTGTGAGTTTCCTGATGTAATGTTAGTTCCGTACTTTTTACTAATTGCAGGAGAACCTCCATCAAATCCACCTTGGAATGCTACTGAGAATTGTCTCTTAACCATATCAGATGAATCCGAACCACTCATTACATAATCAATTCCACTTAATACATTACCATCAAATGCGAATGCTGTATTTGAACCAGTTTGTGCTCCATTTGGAATTGGGTTTAGGTAATTTCCATTATCATATTTTACACCAGTTGTTTCAAAATTGAAACCTGAGTAGTTAATCGGTGAACCTGCTGTATTACCAGTTGACCCTGAAGTAAATACTACTGCTGGTACCCAAAGTGATTGTGCATCAGTTGTAGTTTTAATAGGGTTAGTATATGCTCCATGTGCGAATGGTGCTGCCGATACTGGATATAATCCTTGTTCTTTAACTTCTACTCTAATGTATTTAGAGTTATTTACCCAATCACCATATTCAGTAATCTTACCATTAGAATCGATAGTCATAAATCTATCTCCGATTCTTCTTGCGATAAAGTTAGGTGATGCAGGGTCTAAGTTTACATTATTATAAGTTTCCAATAC